TTAGCTGCAACAATAGAACTTATAGTAGTCTGAGTTTTATCAGGTACTGTATATAGAGTTGTAGTTGTTGTAGCTGCTGGGTCTAGCTGACCTAATACTTTTAAACTGTCAGCCATGTTTTACACCCATTAATAAAAACTGGTGTCTACGCACAGCCTTTGATGCTATAGACTCTTGTAATTTTTTTAAAGCACCAATCTCTGAATGCAAATCTTGTATTGCCTGCTCTACTGTTCTTCTGGTAATAGACTCATTTTGTTCGTCATATTCTAAAGTAGCTAGTGGTAAAGGTATCGTAGTTCTTTCTGCCATTATCTTTTACCATCCTGTCTTAACTCTAATCTAATATCACCCAATCTCCAACCAAAGTTACTGCCTGTATTTTCTATTCTTATGGCACTTTGCCTTGCTCTAGCTCTAGTATTTATAAACGTAGAGTTAGGTGTAATAGATAATGTCTGTAAAGTAGATAAGTCTTGCAAAGGATAATCCCTTCCTTTTATTACCATATTTACAGTATTACCTGTATCACTAGAACCTCTATATTTTAAATCAGGTATAAGTTTAGATATAAACATAAATCTTTCACCTTCAGGCTCTAAATCAAAATCTGCAGATTCTATAAATGCTGTAAAGTCTGAACCATCTGCACTATGTCCTACTTCATGATTATATAAATAATTATTTTGAGTAGTGTCTAATTTACCAGCAGCTAAAGGATTATCTAATATGTATGCAGGATTCCAAGCAGTCCTAGTAAATCCATCTGTTGTTGTTCCTATAGACCAAGACTTTTCTAAATAGTTATAAATTACATACCTATCAATCTCTGATGAAGTTGAGCTAGGATAAAACCACATTATTTCATTATGTGTTGGTATTGCTGCTGCAAAAACTTTATAAGATTGTGTGTAATTAAAATCACTAAATATATGGTCTAAAACAGAACAAGGTAATTTTTGTACCGCACCTGTATATACATAGAACCCACCATTATCCATAAAGTAAACTGCTCCACCCGCAGATGCCATAGAGTTAGGAGACACCGCAGACATTCCAGTAGCAACTTCATTAAAACTAAATATAAAAGGCGAGCCTACAAAACGCATAGAAACTAAACCTACATCTGTCCATATAAGTATTTCTTGTCTAGTTTGTAATGCACCTATTATTTTACTACCTGTTGATAATTGCACTCCGCCTGCTGAGTTAGTAGCTGAAGGTGTCCAATCAACCGCACTTTCTGAAGTAGAAAATCTAACTAGCATGGGGTCTATAGTGCTTGAGCCTATTGGATTACAACCAAATGATATAACGTGCCTATCTACGTCTGACATCATAATTTGCAAATTACTAGTAGGAACATCACTTGCTCCTGCTAAAGAACTTGCTAACACCGCTCTAGTTGATGTTCCAGAAGATTCATCCCAATAATATAAAGGACCGCCTCTTGGACAAGCTATTGTGTCATCACCAAAATTATCTATAGACCATAATCTAAGTTGGTTTAAGTAATCTACATCTGAAGTAGAACCAAAACCACCTGAACCCCAAGTATCTACACCCCAACCAGTACCAGGTACATAAACATCTAATCCTACATTAAGTTGATACGCACCCACTACAGAACTACCACCATTACCTCCACCTGTTGATGGGTCATCACTACTATTTGCAGTTACAGTTGCACCTGATGTATCTTTAGCTTCTATGGTAAAAGAGTTTGCATTTACTATAGTATCTATTTGATATTCTTGATTTAAAACCGCAGCAGTTATATTACCGCCTAAAGATGAAGCACCACTAAATGTAACAAAGTCATTCTTTTTAGCACCATGACTTGTATCAGTTACAGTAATAGTAGAACTGCCATTCGAGGCTGCAAAGGTTACATCACCCGCAGAAGTTGTTAATCTTAAAGGTGTAATATCATTTATAGCTGTACCTTGTTTTGCGTATAACTTTAAATGCGTACCTAATATAGTGTAGTTATTAGATTGTACGTCAGAGTAGTTATGTATTTTTCTGCACGTTCCTAGAAAAGAACTTGATGTATTTTTTTCCCAACCACCTATTCTTTCAGGTCTACCTTTTCTAAATCTTACTTTATCAGCGTCAAACCATCCGCCTTCATTAGAGTAGTTAGTACCCTCTTTATTAATTCCAGGTTGAAATACAAACTTTGCAAATGGCACGCTATACTCCTAGCACCATATCTTGTAGTTCTTTACCCCTTCTACCTACTTGATAAAACCATTTTGAATCTTCCATTTCTTTTGCCATTTCTTTCCAATTATGTCTTCTACAAGCTCGTAACATATTTTCAAATTTAGATAATCTAGAACCGCCTAAATTAAAACACATATTAACTAAAACATGCTGTATGTCTTCTGGTAATCCATCCCAATCTTCATTAACACCAAAAACATGCAAAGTTTCTATATGATGTTTTTTAAAGTCTTGGTCATAGTACATATCAACAACTTCTTGACTGACTGGTGTACCTGCTGGCTGTCCGTATTCAGGGTCTTGTTTTTGTATAAGATGTCCAACACCCAAAGTTAAATATCCTAAAGAGTCCTCGTATATTTCTAATACTTCTCCTTCATGCCTTTTTATTTGTTCTTTACAAATATCTATATTCATTGCGTTTCTCCCTCTTTTTGTTTCGGAGTTGTTACAGTTTTGTAATAAACAACAACTTCTTTCAACTCCGTTATATATCTTTTAAGTTCTTGCATATTATATGCCATCACTTCATAGTCAGGTATTGTCATAGCCAGAAACACCAATTCACCTTCTTGTTGTTCAATCTTAGCTAATTGCTCATCTATGTTTTCTGGAGTAATAGTCATCCACATAGGCTCACGCAAGTCTATTTCTCTAGGCATTACAGGGTGAGCTATTTTTCGCTCTAATGGTTTAGCTGATATTTCTATTTGTTTAGTTGGAATAAGACTGCAACTGCATATCGTCATCAAGACTATCAACTGTAGCACTAATCTTCTCGATGTCTTCCATAATGTGTTTAGTTCCATTATTTATTTTCCTTTGCATTTCTGTAGGGTCTGCAATAATTTTTGCTGCTAGTTCATAGTTTTGTATAAACTGTGTATATCTATTTAACTCCCTTTGAGCAGCCTGACTTTTTAAATTTAACTCATTTAACTGGGTGGTTTGTAGTTCAAAGTCTGCTTGTAAACTTTGTATAGCTTCTTCTTGTGTAGCTATTGCACCCTCTAGTGCTAAGTTATTGGAGGTAAGTATTTGATTTTGATTGTATAAATAGTAAGTTAAAAATCCTAATACTACTATTATTCCTGCTAATGCCTGATTCATTACATATCCTCAATAATATAATTAAGACCCGAAGCACTTCTATATTCTATTAAATTATTATCTTCGTCTTTAAACTTTAGATGTTTTTCTTTTTTAGTAATAATTTTTTTTGATATATAAACTTTATCATCAGAATCTCCATACTCTTTATTAAAAGATACTGTAATCTTGTATCTAGTTCTGAATAAATCTATGAACCATGTAAGAAAAACTTTTAATTTTATATCCATGTATATACCTGTAATGGTTTGGACTTGCCTTTCACCTCAATAGGTTTCAGAGATTTTAACGGAAATTTACTGTATTTTGCAGTTTCTTCGCCTATCAAAACACCTACGCCTGCTACCTTTGTACTTGACTCTAATCTAGCTGCAACATTACACGGGTCGCCTATAAGACTAAATGCAAATCTATCAGTAGCTCCAAAATTTCCAGCAATACAAATACCACTATTAACACCTATGCCGATAGCAACTTCAGGTATATCTTCTTGTTTGAACTTAATATTTAACTGGTCTATATTTCTTTCTATTTCTTTAGCAGCTTCCAATGCCAAGTTGTGATGGTCTTCTTGTGGAATAATAGTGTTCCAATGAAACATACCTGCATCACCAATAAATTTATCTGTGCACCCAAAATATTTATTAGCAGCTTTTACTTGTGCATCTAATACTTCGTTCATTATATAAGTTACAACCTCAGGCTCTACTGACTCTGATAAACTTGTAAAGCCTCTGAGGTCTGTAAAAATAATAGAACAGTCTACTCTTTTGCCATTAACCTGACATAACTCAGGATTGTCTTGTAATTTTTTGACCATCCTTGGGTCTAAGTATTTACCAAATTGTTGTTTTATTTGCTGTCTTAATTTGTATTGTTCTCTGAACCTCAAATAAAAAGCGGTTGATGCAGTAACAAATTCAGATACTAAAGACCAAGTAAAATCTATAAGTAAACCTTGTTGTATAAAATAATAACCTGCCACTCCTGTCGAAACAAACAATAGACTAGTAAATATTATTCCTAAAGATATTCCAAAAATATTTATTAATATCCAAGTTAGTATTATCACCACAAGTAATAATAAAATTTCTACTGCCTTACCATAATCAGGAATGTATGGACTGTCTTGTATTAATATAGACTCAGCAAGTGCAGCTTGTATTTTATGTGGCTCTAATAATCCTACAGGTGTTGCAACTTGTGGCATGATTCCTTTTGCAGTAAAACCAACAAACACAAACTTATTTTCTACGTTCATTTCTCCAAGAGTAGTTTGTGTTGTATTCACCCAACTTATCCACTTGCGACCTAAATTATCTGTTTTAACTGGAGGTAAACCTTTTACTCGTACTTCTTCTATACCATTAGCATTAGTTTTTATAACATAAGTATCAGCACCTGCTAATAATTTTAATACTTCTGTGCCGTAAGAAGAAACCCACCCATCATTAGTTCGCATTAATAAAGGTAATCTTCGTACTAAATTATCTACATCAGTCCTAGCTACAGCTATACCTTGATTAGAACTTTGTTTTAAGATTTCTATATTTTGTATAACTCCTGTAGCTTTTATACCACCAATGTCATCTCCTAATATGACTGTGCCTGTAGTAGGAGGATAATCACCTTTACCTTCAAACATAGCCAGCACACTCGGAGCAAATGCTAAAGCTTCAGAAAACTCAAAGTCTCCACCAAATCTATCAGGTTGTGGAAAAGCTATAACCCATCCAACTCCTATAGCTCCTTGCCTTAAAAGGTTTATTTGTATTTGTGCTAATGTTTGTCTAGATAAAGGATAACCACCTTCATTAGCTATATCTTCTTCAGTTATATTTAAAATTGTAAAATACTCTGAAGGTTCTTGTTCTGGTACTAAAGCATCAAAAGTTTTGAGTTTGAGCGTTTGATAAATATTTGGCTCTACAATTAATACGCTGCCTAATACAAATATTAAACCCAGAAGTGTGTATATATTTTTCATCCTGAACCTTGTTTAATATTTATAGTCGTTGATGAGCCTCCATTAACTTTTACAGTATTAGTCACACCATCCTGTATTAATATTATTGTGTAAGCTCCTGCACCATCTATGTCTAGCTTTGTGCTTTGACTTACAGAACGAGTCAAACTTATATTCTGTCCTGACACAATAGTTGTTATTTGTGTGTCTTTATCTTGTCCTATTTTAGTACCAGCTATTCTTATTCCAACGCCACCTTGTTTTAAAGAGTCATCTTCTTTATCTATAGCAAGTGCATCAATCACATTAAGCAAATCTTCTAAAAAATTAGTAGCAAGTAAATCTACATCTAATTCTGTAAACTCCAAGTCTTCTTCTGCTTCTAAAAAGTCTTCTGCTAAGTAATCTATATCTAAGTCATCAAACTCTAAATAATCTGCTGTAGATTGTGTTTGTGTTTCTTCTTGTTGTTTTATTTCTTTTGGAGGATTTACTATAAGCAAGTTATCTATAAACTCTAAAGATATATCTAAAGTTATTGGTTTAGTAGGACTGTTTTCATATACAGATACAGTTGTTGCTTGATAGGGTTTATTTAAAGTTACGCTACCCACACCTGTTGATACTATAATTTCTCCACTTGATAACCCATTCTCATCTGGTAATAAAATTACAAGACTTCTGCCTAACTCATCTACAGTACAAGTAAAATCAGTTCCACGAATAGCTATATCTGCTGTAGGTGTTTGTATAAGTATGTTACTTTTATTATTAAATTTGCCTGTAATAAAACGTGCTGTACCACTTGCAAATTTTAACGCCATCTTTGATTTTGATGGGTCAGGGTCATAAATGTATTCGTCTATAACTAACTTAGAGTGCTCTGTAAGTTTTACTGTAGAGTCATCTTCAAAGGTTATAGCAACTCTGCCCGCTTCTGTACGGACATCATCCATTTGTTGTATGTTGAACTCTAGTTCAGCACCATAAGCTTTATCTCTTAAAACTTGTGCATTACCTCTAAGTTCAGATATAGAACCTATCTCAACAGACGAATGAAGTAGTTGAGTCTGACTGAGTAACACATACTGTGCCATTAGAGCCAACAGACGTAATCTTGAGCCAGTCATTATCTTGGGTTGATTCTTGGTCTATATTAAAAGTTCTTGAACCTCCTGTATGGTCTAGATAAAAATAACCACCTGCATAGCCGTCACCATCATAAGTAACAGTATTATCATTACCATCAATATCCATGTAATTAGTTGCACCATCCACATCTATAGATGCTGTAATACTATTACCTCCACCTTGTATAATCCAATCTAAATCTAAATTAGCTGCTAATGCAGTCATAGCATGATTAAGTGTCATAGTGTTGGTATTTCCTGTTACTTGCACGTTTACATTAGAACCATCAGCACCTGTAGCATTAGTTTCATCTGTAGACATATTAAAGGTATTGCTGTCACCTATAAATGAAAAGTAACCTGTATAAGTATCTGCCCATATATCTCCAAGAAATTTATTAGTAGAACCTTTCTGTAAGATATCTAAAGTCATTGTTGTTCCATCTAAATCTAAAGGTGTCATGTTAGATGAACCAGCCGTTGCATCAGCACCACCTATAATGTTACCACTACCACCAACTTGCTCTATATCTAAATTAGATGTAGCACCAGACTGGTCAAT